CCCATGCAGGGTTGTTGCTAGTGCCTGTATTGGCAAGATAACGCGTTGCTGTAGTGTTTTTTGTTAAAGCACTAATAGTATTAGCTGCTGAGCCATACAATATATCACCTTGCGCAATGCTAGTTAAGCCTGTACCGCCGTTCGTAACAGCCAGTGTGCCAGTAAGCGATATCGTAGATCCTGCACCTAACGTAGTTAATCCTGTTGTACCGCCGTTAATTGTCAGCGTATTGGCTGACGGCACTGCAGATCCTGAGTCGCAATTGTAAGTTGTAGCTACAGATGTAGCAGCAGATATAGTAACAGAATTGTTGCCATTACTTATGCTAATACCTGCACCAGGTGTCAATGTTGCTGCCGCAGGAGTTGTAGTACCTCCAATAACAATTTGTCCAGACGTTAATGTTAACGATGTAAGCGCTGACGTTGTTGTTGTACCAGATATAATTACTCCATTAACATTATAGCTAACTGATCCAGTACCACCATTTGCAATACCTAATGTACCAGTTAATGATACTGTAGAGCCTGCGCCTAAAGTTGTTAAGCCTGTTGTACCGCCTGTTATTGTTATGGCATTGCTTGATGGGCTAGCAGTGCCAGAATCGCAATTAAATGTTGTAGCTACGCCGCTAGATACACCGATAGTAATAGAATTATTGCCGTTACTAATGCTTATGCCTGTACCAGGTGTTAATGTAGCAGCTGCAGGAGTTGTTGTACCTCCTATAACTAATTGACCAGATGTAAGTGTAAGTGCTGTTAATGCTGATGTTGTTGTTGTACCCGATATGACTACGCCATTAGCGTTAAAACTTGTAGATGATGTACCGCCACCTGCAACAGATGCTGTACTAAATGATGGATCTGCTGATGCGCCGTTAGATACTAATGGGATGCCAAGTGTAGCGCTTGGAGCTATATTAGTAATTGTATTAGTACCAGCACCGCACAGTATATTGTGATTGGTGAGACCTGTAAGCTGTGTTGTAAGTGTGCTACCAGATCCTATTATAGTTATGCTGCCAGATCCTAGCGTGTTAATATTATTAGCTGTAGGGCTAATCGGTCCGCCAGTATTGCCTGTAAGAGTTAGTAATACTGACGCATTTAAATCAATCAACACCGTGTTAGAGCTAGCTGATGTTGTTATACCTACGCCACCTAATATATTTAGTGTGTTAGCAGATGGGATTGCTGTGCCAGTGTCCGCATCAAACATTGTCGGTATTTCTGGATGACTTGCTATGACGTTTAATTCACCACTCTGGCTCATTTTAATCCCATGTTTTTAAGTTGTAATAGGATGTTTTCTACTTTTTTTTCTACAATTGTAAGACGCAAATCATGATTTCTTGCGGTCAATAATGAGTTGCTTGCATCTAACCGTATTGGTTCTACCATTGTCTCTATCAATGCTGCTGCTTGTTTTTCAGATATTGTTTCTGTAGGTATTGGCAATGCATCAATCACTAGCAACAATTCATTTTTTTGCTTAGCTAAATTAGCATGCATAGCGTCTAACATAAGATCTGATAAATGTTTTGCGTAATCTTTAACTTCTTGCAAAGACGCTAAAATATTAACAACATCTTGTTGTTTTTTTAACACTTCTTTAACAAGATCTTCAACTTGCCTTTTTACGTTATTGGCTTGATCGCACATTACATCTTTTTCGTATTGCAAGCTGTCTATCTTTTGTTTAGTTATTGTTAATGCTTCATTAAGTTTTTGCATATATTCTTGCACATCTTGTACATGTATTTTGCTAGCCAACATCTTTTCTAGCTCTTGCATTTTTTGTACAATTTTGTCGTGATCAGTGTAAAGATTAGACAAAAGCGCATAAGTATCATGCGCTTTTTTCCCTATAATTCTTAATTCACTGTCTCTTTCTTCATCTTGCATTAACTATCATATCCTGTTTGTATGTTTGAATATATGCCTTCTACATACACAGATCCTAAAGATGGTGCTGACGAATATTTCACATAAAATTGTGTTTTTGCGGGCACTACAAATGGAATGCTGCCTATGGAGTTGGCGGCTATGTCATACAATACAAATGTCCCTTTTGGCAAGTAGAATTGATTGGTTGTACCGTCTACAGAGATAAACATGTTACCGTCTGTATCGTTGATGATACGAAACATCCTAAGTGGATAATCATACTGCGCTCCCAAAATGGTGTAAGAATTTGTGATAGCAGCAAATCCCTTACTACGGATTGTGTCAAATTTTGCGACCATGTATTACCTCTTATGGAGCGATGTTATCAAAATATGGTACATATACTACGGTAGTTCCAACGTAGAATTTCAAGAATCCTTTGTTGCTGCCACTGTTAGCATTAGTAGATAATATGCTTAAGCTGCCTGCGCCTTGCGTTGTATTAACAACGTTGGTCATTGCAGTAGTTGATGCAAATCCTGTACCTTGATCTCCATCTGCAAATACAGAGCTAGCACGTACATAACTAGTAACATCTACAATGTTAGATGCAGTAACTGCGCCTGTAAGTGTAATACCGCCAGATCCAGCACGGATAGTTGTTGCAGATGTCGTTGTTGTAGATCCAACAATTGTTGTTCTTACGCCTGCTGTTGCAATATTAACAGCTGCATTGTCTACATCGGTTGCAATGTCAAGAGCGGTACCTGCTGTATCAATTACAGCACTAGCGCTAGCTGTGAGCAATCCTGATACAGTAACTGCGCCTGGAGTAATTACGTTGTTAGCTAATGCTACAGTAACTGTTCCTGGTCCGTTAGCCCCAGTTGTTGTTAATTCGTTTGTAGCGCCTGTTATAACGACTGTGCCTGCAGTTGGTACAACTACTGTTGCGTCATCAGTAGTAAGCGTATCTAACGCCCCTGCTGCTGATCCTAGTAATGTCCATGTAGCGGTTGTTGATTTGTTAAAGCTCACAAATGATGTAAGATCAAATACAAGATCTAATGTTGTGTTGATCCAGCGTTTGCCGAGCGGATAATTTACATCGGTAGCTGCTGGGGATCTGGTTGAAAATACTGGCACTTCTACCCCTTCTGGGCGTGTGCCAAAGCCTGCTGTATATAGATTTGCACCTGGTTGGATGGTCATAGTATCTCCTGTTAATATAATTTTGATTATCGTTAAAAAAACATTTTCATACTACTAAAATTAAAATTAAATCTATAATAGAAACAAAAAAGGAAACAATTATGAGCATCATTCAGACCAAGAATGGGATCTGTGTCATGTCATCTTGGGATCTTGCAAAATTGCTACAAGTTAGTCATAAGCAGATACACATTATCATAACCAATTTTCGACCACATTTGCTTGAAGTCACTAAAGTATTATCTAACGACCCTTTTGAAAAATATTTTCGCATGGGCAAAAGAGGCCACCCAGTTATAGAAGTATTTTGCGAAGCCAATCAAGTAAAATATTTAATTTTGTTTTTGGGAGCTCATGGTTGCCGTATAATCAAAGCAAAAAAATTTGTACTTTCTAATGCTGAGCTAGAAGATTATGCATTTTTTGATGCGTTGATAGGTTTATGGCCAGATTAGTTTTCCACAATCTTCTGAGGAAGAGATATATATATATGTTATATTTCTCTTCTTCTTCTTGCGCTGTGGAAATGTTCACAACTCCTTATATTAGCTAGATAAATATCTTGTTTACAAATTGTCAGTAAGAGTGTGTATAAGTGGGGTGTTATAAACAGTGGTACTTCCGTAAACAATATTTGAACAGGTTTTGTGCAAAGTTATTGACAATTTTTTTGTTGCTAAAAAATCAATAAATGCTATAAAATTACATACGTATTAATAGCAACAACGCTAGTTACATACGATACATCACGTTCTAAGTTTTTCTAGGGGTTAGGTGTTTCTGAAAAGCCCTTTTAGGCCTTGATCCCTAGTTTTATGCAACCCTGCTATAAGGAAATCCACCAAGTTTAATTAGCTCATGCATACTAGCGCCTAAGCTAGGCATTTTGCCTTTCCACCATGCACCATATTGGTTTTGGCCTTCGGTTTTTGCAGGAATTGCGCCACGTGCAAACATCTTAAATATGTATGCTGGCACGCCTTGATATTCATAGATGCCGCCACCGTTAAAACGTACACGCAACACAGCATTACGAGGATCGTATTGAAATCCATATACGTTTGAACTTTGCAATCCTGCTCGTGGTATGCCATCTTCTTGCTCTCCTGTCGGCATTGTTATGCGACTTGCAAATTGATTGCTAAGCTGTTGCAATGCTCCTGGTATTTCAGCGTATTCGCGCATGGCAGCACTAGGAAAGCTGCGCATATATTCGCTAAATACTCTTGGATCGCCTCCAGATAATACCCAAAGCAGTTCTGATCCTTGTGGGGGTCTAAACACGTTAGATCGTGTTGTAATGAATTCTGTCGCTTGCGCTAAAACTGAACGTATAGAATCTAACTCATCCGCTGAAAATTCATTTTCTGGATTGCTTAACCCACTTTGAATGCTTTCCAATAACGATATGAGTTCATCCATTTTTCATCTTTTTTAATAGTTCTAACATCGCTGCTGTGTTATCTAACACTGCTTTGCGATCGTTGATTAATTGTTTCGGAGACGCTTTTCTAAGTGACGACAGATATTCTTTAAAAGACGTTCCAGTTGTGCGTTCATACATATCCATGGCAGGTTTATTGAGCTTACTTTTTTTCATCATGTTGTAAGCTTCATCTATGCTTTTGCCACTGCTCATCAATTTTTGTGCCAATGCTTTAGCAGCAGGAAATTGTTTTAACACATCTTCTGTTGCTTCTGGTCTTTGCATTTCTTTAGGCGCTTGCATTTCTTCAGCTTGCTGCATAATTGCTTGTCTAGATAGTGGCGCTTCTCTTGCTTCTCTTGCTGCTTGTAACGCTCTTGCAGCTTGTTGTTGTTGTAACGTTACATCGCCTTCTTGCGGCTCTCTCATAGCTTCTGCTTGCTGACCTGCGATATTTTGCGCTACATCTGCTAACGCAGTGCCTGCTTGCATACCTTTTCTAGCGGCATCTGCTGCTCCTAGTCCTGCAGTCAATCCTCTACCTGCAAGTCCTGCTGCTCCTAACCCTGCTGCTAATGTGCCGACACTTAACAATGCTGATAAATTACGTTTTGCGATGCCTTCTTGACTTGCTCTTGCGCGCTCTGCTGATGTCATGTATTTATCTTCTGGCGCGTTTGTGTCGCCTAACAGATGCTGCAATATAGATGATGCGCTGTAGCCATGTTGCATAAGCTTACGCATCTTGGCCATGTTTTTTGGCTGCTTACCAAATAACGATGACAATATATCTACTGCTGTGTATCCGTTAGCTATCAAGTCAGATATGCTATTCATCGCACTCTAGCTCCTGTTATGTAAGGTGTACGTGCTAATCTGTAATCTTTTAATACTTCTTTAAGCATTTTTTCTGATGGCCTGTCTAATATACCTACCATGTTTGCTTGCTCAGGTGTCAGCTCAATCTGTCCGCTTTGCACAAGGTCAAACAATGTATCGCGAAACTCTGACCACTCTACGCCTTTATCGCTTAGCTTATCTCTTAACACAACAAGATTTGCATTTGGGTCAGTTTTTAATATGCCTTGCATGTAGCGCGCTAATGTTTCTGGTTTTTCTTCAGGTGCTACTTTTTTTAAATCTGGCAACCCTTTAACAATGCCTGTTACAGGTTCTGACAATTTGGATACTCTCAACTCTATTTCTTCGGGCGATAATCCTTTTTTTGCTAGCTTTTCTCTAGCTACTTTGATGTCTCTACCTTTTGCCATGGCTTCTGCTGTTCTACCTATTTGCTCTTTTGTCGCAAATCCTTTTCCAGCAAACAAATTCTTAATGTTACCTATGATGCCTGCTTCTGGTAATGATTCTAACGCAGATCTGTACTCTGCTTGTTTAGTTGCTTCTGATGTTAATTCTTTAGCTATATCTGCAGGTGATTTGCCTTGCGTTGCCATCTGTGCGGCTCTTTGCATTAATTGCGCTTGTTCTTCGCCTGTAGCTTCTCTATTGATCAATTGCGCTATGTTTTGCGCTGTTTGCATACCTTCTTGCTGACGTTCGCGTCTCATGCCTGCTAACATCATTGCCATTTGTGGTACGTTTGCTAACGATTGCTGCGCTTGTCCACCTACTGTCTGTGCAAATCTTTCGCCAAATGTTGGCATTCTAGGGATAATTTGTACCATTAGATCACTCCAAATTTTTTCAACATTCCTAACTGACCGGCAGAACTTAATCCTTGTAGACCTGCAGGTGATAATCCCAATAACATCTGTTGCCAAAATGGCATTTGTTTTTCTAAGAGCAAGTTTTCAAATGGACGCTGAGATAACAAATCGCTTGAGTAACCCATAAGATCTCTTAATGCTTGTTGCTGTAATCCCATGCGCTGTGCCTGTAAATTTTGTGCAAATTCCTGCGCTGCGGTGTTTTGCGCTGTTTGAAAACCTGATGATCTTCTAGCTCCTGATCCAAGTCCGCTAAATCTATTTGCAATTCCGCTTTGCAATTGTGCAAATTGTCTCATCGCGGGTGCTTCCATCTGTTCAAATTGGCTTACGTCACCTGATGCAAGTTTGGACAAAAAACTTTCTGGTCCTATGCGCGAAAACATATCTCTGAACAAATTCATTTGTTCTTTGGTAAATTGGGGCATTGATACTTGTTCATAGCCTGTTGATTTTAAGCCTGATAATTGTTGGCCTGTGGGTCCAGCGTACATCATAGACACATCCTTTTTTGCGTTAGAATAACACCGTCAAGATATTTTTATCTAGTAATATGGCTTATAACAATAATCAAAAATATATCAATAAATATTATATTTTATACATTTGATAAATATTCCAATATTATGTACCCACTGCTAATGGTTGGCGGTGCGCCTGTTCCAGCGGTTATTACTATATTGGTAGGTGTGACTTGTACAGAGATTTGATTGTTTGCTGCTGCTGTATTGACATAAGGCAATGTATACCAATTTGTACCATCGGTAAATGTCCCATAAATACGTGTAAATCCTGATATCTGTGATACATTGATGCCATGTGCTATAGATCCTGCGCCAGTAATTTTGTATACACGACGCAATGTTTGTTGGCGATTAGGTTGTCCTGTCAAAAACCACTCTTCGCCAGTGACCACAAATGCGTTAACTGAATATGTACCAATAACACGTGAGTTAACTTTTTGTGCTGTATCTATATATGCTTTGTCTACTTCTTTGGTCAGTTCTTGAATAGAGTCTTGGGGGAATCTGCGTTGTGTGCGTAAGTAAGGAGATTGTTGTGTTGGCATGCTCATGATAACATCCCTGCTGGTGCTACATCTAACACAATGCTATGTAATGTGATTTCAGCTGTAGCATAAGTATAATTTAGCATTTGATCACGGCTTAAGGTAAAACCTAGCTGCACAGCATCACCAATTAGCGATGTATTCATTCGGTGCCAAATCTGTCTTTGCGAATTAGCTGTTGGCATCTGCAAATTGATATTAGACGGTGTTAGGAAAATATTTTCGTTTTCGGGACATGTATACAACACAGTGGAATATATCAGTGTGTTATTTGTGCTTTCTGGGCTTGGCACTATTGGGCTATTGTTCCACGCATCGTCTGGGTCTTGGCTAAGATATATGTACAACGTAATTTGAGAGTTGTACGTTTTGTCAAGCAAATATTTTTGGTTGCCAAGGCGTACTTTACGTCCTTGATCCCAATAGATTGGAAACTGTTTAGTTTGTAAAAAGGGCACAGATAATCTAGAAAATCTACCTAAACCTAGATAAGAGCTACTGACATAAGGAAGATTAATGACGAAATTGTTAGCATCAACGATCTGCGCAATTTCAAAGACTGTGTTGTTGATAGATGTAGAAACTGTGCCCAAACAGTTCTGAATATAAATGTAATCGCCTGTCTTGAGACAGTGATTGTTAGATGTAATCTGTGTATATGATCCTGACTGCGATATTGCAATAATAGATCCTGACAATCCTTCTGCCGTACCTTGTCCTTTGATCAACACATACCCTTGAGGATTGCCACCAATAACGTTAGGATATAACGATTGTGATGACCCTGAGTTCCATGATTCGTTCCAAGTGCTCCATGTGGGGAATGGACAAGTAGCCCAGGTAAATCCTGTTTGTGAATAAAAGCTGCCATGTGCTGTAAAGTTTTCATACAATATAGCCCATGTTTCTTCGCGGTAGTTCCACAAAAATGTCTGTGTTGGATATTTCCATTGGCTGTTAAGTACGGGATACGAAAAATAAATCCATTCTTTTTCAAAATCTCTAGCAGCATTGACTCTTTCTAATCCGTTAAACGATCCTTTAACTTGAAATACTGAGTCAGGTATTTGCATGTCGATCCTTTGTGCCGACTGCTGACTGGTAATAATAATACCACGTGTACCTATGCTAATTTCACCTCTATCAAGTGTGATAGATGAAAATGTAGAACCTGACCCTAATTCAGCGTTGATGGAGAAAAACAAAAATGGATAAAGATCATTGCCGCTGTAAACAAAACGTGCTTGTCTGCCGTTAAATCCTACTAACAATACATCTTCGTTAGTGCTTACCGTTTTAATTGCTTGTGAGTATCCTGCAGCAAGCCATCCGCCATAACCTGTTTGATCTACATAATATGCTTGTGTATTGTGTGTTTGGCCTGTAGGCACAACGTTAGCATAATATGGCGTACCGTTCCAACTCCATAGCGCTACATCTTCTAATAATATTGGTTGCCCTGTTGATGTCTGTATATATGGCCCAAAAAATACCAATCTGTCTTTGTATGGGACAATAGCCAACGCGCCGCAAAGATAATACAATGCTGGCGTCTCATCATTAATGCTAACGTTAGTAGCTGTTAACGGGGGTGCAAAGTTAACCCATCCTGATGTGTTAGCTAATGGCAAGCCTGTACCAGATGTCATGTCGCCATCGTAAAAACGTATGCCATCACCAGTAGATGTAGGAGATTTGGCTGTTAGCGTCTGGAATATACCTGTGTTATTTAGCACTTTGCCTGTGGTATTGACAGGTACGGTAAATTGTGTTGGGCTGGTTACGGTAATTTGCTGCGTTGTATCATTTAGCAGATTGGCATCAGCGCCTGTAATCTCGTTAAACCACACATAATCGCCTGTAACAAGCCCATGTGGTACCGCGGTATTAACAGTTGTTGGATTGCCTACAACAAAGGATAGTACGGTTAAAAACTGCATGCCAGGATTGTTATTGGTTGCCCAAAATGCGCCTTGATAATTTGTAGCCCAAAACAACTGATAATCTTGTCCTGACCACGACACGGGGTTATTAGACCCCTTGTAATAGCTTACGGAATAGAAGTTGTTAACAAGTGCTGTTTGGCGTAGTTGATAAGCATATTTGGTGTCAAAAGCTAATAGATATGGGTACTGATCACTAGGTGATTGCTGATAATCTTCTAAGCCCATAACAGGCATAGAAGGGTAGTATGAAAACGTGCCAGTAAGTGTGCCGCCTGGAGCACCGCCAGAAATTGTTAATACGCCTGTAGAATAATTGATTGTGCCAGATCCAGCAGGTGACCCTACTAATGTGCCATTAGCTGTTGTAGGTTCTGTATATGTGTTTGTGCCGTCAGTAAGTGTAAAACTGTTGGGGGTAAATGTGCTGGTAGTCTGTAGCGAAAAATGTGATATGAGGTTAACAGTTAAATTGCCAGATCCATCAAGTGTACCAATTGTCCCTACTTGCCAGTTATTTGGGCTGCCAGATGATTGCAATTGACGCTGTAGCTGACCGAGCAATATTGTACCACGTTTGCGCTTAGCTCGTCCTCGCCAAGAGTAAAAGTTGTACATGACAGGGAAAGCATCATTGTCAATATTGAATGGCAATCTATTGGTTGTTTGACCTTGGGAAAAATTGCCTATGTAGAGTTTGTCTGGCACGGTACCCCTTAAAATTGTAATACTGCAAAGCTAATAAGTTGTCCAGCTGTTGATCTGTCTATGCGTATACGCAACGTAGGATTGGTAAAATCATAATTAACCACATTTAAACCGCTGCCAGGCACAGTTGTAGGTCCTGTTGATATCAATACGCATACATTGTTGCCTGTAACTATATTAGCAGCCAACGTAATGCTGTATCTTGCGGTGATGCCTAAGGATGCACCTGTTGCTGTTGCATTGACATTGTAATAATTATCAAGCGTTACTGTGCCAGGGACTGCTACTGTTGTAAATGTCCCAAAAGCGCGGATCAAATTTATGGGAAATTTGCCTTGCGCGTTGGCAAACATTGCTTGTGCAGATGTATTATTGAGTGTGCCAAGTTCGGTGAAAATAACAGATGCGTTACCTGTTTGAGCTGCCTGCACTGTTACGTCAGGCATAGATACTTGATCATGCTTGCCAGCATTGATTGTACCGTAGCCGATGTGGTCAACAACTGCCCAGTTGGATATAGATTGGAAGTTGGTCAAGATTTGCCCTTGCGATACCGATGGTATATCGTTGGGCTGCGGTATTGTAGGGTAAAACGTTGTAGACATATAATCTCCTAGCTTGTGCCGTAACCGCCAGTATTACCAAATCCTATACCAGCAAAATTGCCTGCTGAGAATATGGTTTGTGTGCGTGTTGCGGTAAATTGTCGTTGGCTGCGCTTCCACACTAGAGCTTCTTGCTCTTTAAAAAGCGGCTCGTAAAACATAAATTGCTCTACATCTCCTGTGTCAGACAATATCTTGCGTGCAGCTCCTCTAGCTAGATACTCAGACATATAGCCAAATGGTATAGCTGCTGATGAGTTAAGAAATGCTGATGGGGATAGATAACCTTCTAGTTGCACAAGGTATTGTGTAAATGGCACTGACCTAAATGTAAGTGTATTGTTGTAAAATAGTACAGACCTAGGCATGCCAGGGGTGTAGTAATAGCATTGTACGTTGATGTTTTGTCCTGCAGGAATAGGTGCAGGAAAAGTAACTGTTGCTTGGCCAGTAAGGTAATTGATGGTGTTAGATGTAGTGCTATAGCCGCCAGCTAAAGGGATACATCCATATGGCGCTGGTCCTTGTGTCATCAGCAACCCATAATTGACGTTGTTTGTCAAAAATTGACCGCTGTCACATACAATAACATTAGCTCCTGTGCTGTCAACGCTAGTGAAATAAACGCCTGGCTCAACGCTTGTTATAGGTACGACGGAGTTGCCGTTATAGGGTGCAGCAGAGCTAACCGTAAGCGTGCTGTTAACCAAAGGATCTTTATAACTACCTGTCTGGTTAGCTGCTGCAATAATACCTGTTATATCTATATGGCCACGCAATATGTTAGATGCGCTGGCATTGGCTGTCGATGCTTGGCTAGAACCAAATGGTATTGTGAGTGTGTATGGTCCTGCTGTGCCATCACCTACGCCAACGGTTTGTGTGGGCTGGATAAAGTTATTCCAGAATGAATAAAAATCTGAGCGTTGTGTGTAAAATGATGCTTGTGTGCCAGCAATGACGCAATTGTTAGTAAATCCTTGGTACACGGGATATAGGCCTACAGTTTGCCCAGGGGTACCTGTAGGCTGTTCAATTGTCTCGTAAAGCGGCATGTTGTATCTATCAACGCCGGGAGATGTCTGAAAATTGTACGTTGTTTTAAGGTCAAACAACTGTATGCGCGGATCTACATCCCACACATAAAAACGGTTGATGTAATCGATGATCAAACTATCGGTAATCTGTGCGTTACTTGGCGATTTGATGATCCTGCGTACATACGTTACAATATCAGATAACAAGTTCATGTCTTATCCCATAAATATAGATTTTCTGTTGCTGACAGGATAGGCATCAATACGTTGTACGATTGTATCTGCAACAAGATTGCCATAATAACTACCCATTCCGTCTTGTCCTGTTGTTGTGTCGCTCATCTTAAGTCTTCGATATTTTGTCTTTTTAATTTGCTCTGCAACATATCTAGGTGCGTTCACTATTTTGTTTGACGGGATCTGCCAAAATTCTGCAGGTACGCCAGCATAAGGCTTTGTCCACATTTCAACAGTTTCTCCAATAATTTCTTTATGCTCAACGATAAAACGTACTCTTTCTTTGTCAAACTCATATTCTTTGCGGAACTTTTCGTTAAACTTCTCACCGCCACCTACTTGATATTTTGGTTTTAAGTAGATGCCATCGTTTTCTGCCATTTCTTTGTTAGAAATTTTAGATTCCATCTCTGTTTTTGTTTCTCTGTGCTCTAATGGCTGCGATGATAGATCCTTAACAGTCTCGGTAAATTTATCAAACTGTTCTTCTAATTTTTTTACTTCTTTTTCTCTGCTCATAATTATCCTATGGTGACACGTTAATAAAACTTCCTGGCACATAGATAGTCTGTCCGCTACGCGATGTGTTGATCTGTCCGCTGTTGTAATCGCCTATTGCGACAACTTGTGCAGATGTAGGTGCTTGTACAGGTAATGGGTCAAATGTATTGCTTTCAGTTGAATCTATGTTAACTAATATTTGGTTAGCGCTTGGTATTTCTATCACTATGCCTTGTGTTTGGTCTAATTGGATTGCTCTGTATGGTGTTGGTATGACAAGCCGTACAAGCTGTCCTATTACGTAATTAACTGGTGTGGTTGTTGTAACAAGTGTGTTGACGCCGAGCGTTATATTTGCGATGACAAAGACATTAGGCTCATAGAAGTAGCTTTGTACGGGGTAATTGCTGTAAGGGGCTACGGGGCCTGGTTCGGTGGGCAGGGACATTTGTCACCAAGTTAATTGTAATTTAATTTTACATTGTAAGACATATTTTTTCTTTAAAAAACTACCCCCAATTAAGGGGGTAGCAATATCACACGTTGTTAAGCGTTGTAATCTGAATAGGTCGCAACCCAATAGATCACATCGTTGTTAGCCCCAACAAGAACAGAAGATGCATCAGATGCGCATGCTCCTGCGCCGATGACAAATCCTTGTCTTGTGTTGTTAACAAATGCGCCTTGGATAGCAGGCCCGTTGATTGTGCTTACTCCGTTGACAACTGGAGATGGATACAGATTGCCTCCGCTATATTGGACGCCTCCTGTATTGACATCACCGACTGCAACAACTTGTGGGAACTGAAGCCCTGGCACACTAGCAATAGGTTGGTTAGTGTTGAAAGCTGACATTCCTGTTGATACAGCGTTGCAAACAAACTGTGTAGCACTTGTAACAGATGTCACAATGTAATATAGCGGTGATCCTGGGATCAATCCGTTAGGTAGAGAGTTAAGCTCTACGGTACCCCAAGCTGATGGAATACGGAAAGCAATCTCTTGTCCTACTACATAGTTGTGAGCTGCTGTTGTTGTTACAGTTGTTGTTGCTCCTAAGGAGATAGCTTCGATGTAAGACACTCCAGGTGCATACAAGAAAGGATAATTAACTTTCTTAACAAATGCTCCTGTTGGAGATGTTGACAAAGCTGTGTAGTTAGATCCGTTTCCAGGCCATACTACGCTAAAATGATCAGCATCACCAACTGCGCTTACTCTAAATGGCATACCGCAAATTTGTGCCATACCTGTCGTTGCAGACTGATATAAGCCTTCAAACATAACGGTGTCGCCTACGCTATATCCGTGAGCTGTAACGTTAAACACGATCGGATTAGCAGCAGTTGCGCCAATGATCTGTTTTTGTGGTCCAAAAGACCAGTTAAGCCCTGCAGAAAATGATGAGATACCGTTTGATACAACAACGCCAGTTGTTAAGACTGGAGTAGCGTTAAACAGATCGCATACTGCGTAGCCTTGGCCCATGTACGCATCCCAAACTGCACGAGGAATTCCGTGGTTAGCTGGGGTTGCAGCAGATGTATAGTTCCAAAGCTCAACATGTGTTGGAGCAAAAGGCAATGAAATGACTTTAGATGCTCCTGTAGAGGTAAAAGATCCTCTAGCAATCTTTGAGTATTCAGCCATTATACACCTCCATAGCTTGTAGCACGTGTGCAAAGCAAGTTGCGGATCGCTGTATCTTGGGTGATCGCTTGGGCTTGCCAGAACTTGATTGCAAGTGTGGCGTTTTGTGCGAGCATTCCAGAATAGTATGGATCTCTATAGATCAAAGACATACTACATCCGTCTTGGTTAATGTGTGTCACAGCTTGCTTACCGAGCACTGTGTTGTAATACACAGCTTGGTTGTTAGCAGATGCTTGTGGCATTACAGGTGCTTCAGATGTTGTGAGAATGCGGACGTTAAATACAGATCCGTATTCACAGAACAATGCTGAGCTGTTATTTGGGTAATTGTATTGTGCAATAAATCCTGAGCCTGTTAGAGCATCAAAATCTGATTGCAACTGTGTAGAAGAAATCATAAAGTACGCACTTCTTACTGGTGCTGTACCAAATTTGTTTTCTCCTTCAATACCCGACACAAACTTATACGCATTATTTGTGTCTAAAGTTGTCGCTACAAGCGAAAAGTCAGAAACTCCTAAATTCGTAGGATTGTCCGAATTTGCGCCGCCGCTAGCGTTGATTTGTGACGCTGCGGACACGATGTAATCTCTGAGGATCAGGTCCTCTGACTGTCTCATACAGACAGCAAGACGTTCTGAAACCCATGCTAAAACGCCTTCTTGCAATTTGTTACTCCTCTTGCGAGGGGAATGGTCATTTCTGCCATTCTCTCATACTCTCATATGAGACCGGACTATATCTTCACGACGTTATTAAATCGTGTTTGGCGTGTAGTCTCTGAGGATTTTAGATTGAGTCATACCTTTATATGAAAACATCTTATTGTAAATTTGCTGTTCTTGAATACCATAAGGTGTTTTTTTTGGTTTGCTTTTTCTTAAATTTATAAAATCTAACACAAGTTTTGCCCTTTCCTTTTTTATACCTATTAGATAAGGAAAAATTAAATCAAGAAATGCTTTTGTTCTTTTCATGCTTCTCATGATAATTTCATATCGTTCTAAAGATGGCCCTTTACCTAATCCTGATCCTTTTCTTTTCACAACTTGATATTGAACTTTATATTTATTTAATATTCTTACACATTCATTTATAAGATCCTCTGCCGTGTTACTGATTCCACAATTTGGATCAAATCGGAAGTATCGTTTTCCATTTTGTAAACTAGAGTTTTTTGTTAATGAAATCCAACCTTCTCCTTTAGTGAATGCTGCTAACCATGATATTTCCCACTCTAATCTTTCCTGCTGATTTTCCATTGTTTCATCTATTTGATTTTTACGTTTTACTATATAATGTGATAGTAATTACGTACAAATAGCTTTAGGAGGTTCCAGCATATAGCCAAATTTATACAGGACCAATTTTAAAAAAATCCTGAATTATTACTTGCTCATTGATCACACAGCCAGTACCGAAGATTGCCATTTGTGCATCAATAATATCTCTTTGCGGTACTTGAGCTGGAGGATCTATCCCGCTATTCCCAAGTTGTACGGTTGCTGGTTGCAACGCGCGTGGTCGCATGAAACGCATTGTAGTACCACCGTTAGCTGGCATAGACACCTTATCGCATACAATGATGTATGGCAAAGTTGGGGTAGGTGTGTACAGCATAGCTGGTGCTAACGACTGCAGAATCATAGGACCTAGGTTGCCAGTAGTTGTAATTGCCACTGTTGACTCCTAGTAAAAAAAACTATGTTGATATGCTGAAAGGTGGACGATACCTATTACGTCCGTTGTCACACATATCTAGATGAGAGACAAGCTCTCAGTTGATTGCCGTAACGCTGGCAGCGATGATTGCCTGTAACGCGGGCTAGCGATAATTGCCTGTAACGCGGGCTAGCGATGTCGTATTGACAATTTGTATACTAAAAAATTAACTTAATATTTATCAAGAAAAACTCGCGATACAATTTAACATACCGCGAGTAAATAACTTAGATACGTAAATTGCGCTTAAGTTCTTGCAATTTTTCGTACGCGTTTTTTTGACCTGCCGCGCTAAAATCTCCTGCACCTGCATACGGCGCTGTGCCCATACCTGATGGCTGATAACCAGGATGACGACGATTCATATCTACACGCTGCTGTATGTCACTTTTTTGATCTTGCTGATTTTGGTGTAAATTCATCGCTTTGATCGTCTCATATACCAGTTTTTGTCTTTCAAAACCTTCTGGCATACGCAAGATGTTTTCCGCAATACGAGGATGCTTATCCGCAAATTTCTGCACCACTTCTGGCGCCATAACTGTGTTAAAATCTGCATTTTCGCGTAGATACATTTGACGTTTTTCTTCTTCCAACAAAGCTCTAGCTTTAGCTTCAGCCATCATGTCGATTTTCTTCTCGAGATTTTGCTCAAACGAGCTCAATTTCTTTTGCAATCGTCTGTGATCAACATATGGCTCACTTTCATCGTCTTCTTCTACTGGAGCATTTTTCTGCTGCATAGCTCTGCGTAATTCTTCAAGCTCTCTTTCAGCTTTAAGCCTTGCTTCATTTTCTAACGCCCACTTATTGCGCATTTCTGCAAAGTTGTATTCTTTGGCTAATTTTTGTTCTTGCGCATGCATAGCTACTGCATCTGGTTGTGCTGCATCTGTCATTGATATCCTTTCGCCTTGACGCTGGCTAGCGAGTTATGATAAAAATTATCATAATGCACAACAAAATTTTAAGTATAGATCCATTAGATGCACATGATAGACTTGAGTCGTTAGTTAGCGATAACAAACAGACACAAGATATATCTGAATGCTGCCAAGATCTAATTAACAAACGCCCATTCGGCGATCACGCATTTTATATCTTTGTCCATTTTCGCACTGAAGATGACGGCATCAACAAACGTGCTGTTTGGCAACCTAGATTAACAAAACCCGTTGCACAACCCAATACAATGCTGTTCAAAGCATATCCCAACACCGACGAAGTGCGAGTGATTTGGATGTTGCCTGCTGTAGAGTTATGGGGACAATATCGTAAGGGAGTGCTGACCGAAAATCAGTTAATTGCTGAAAGCATACACGATTTCCAGACAGATCGCGCTAAATTAGAAAGGCCAGAACCAGATGACCTAAGCGATGCAACGATAAAGAAGATATATACAGAAATACTAAAACCGAAGAAAGTGCCTCATCTATGGCTGCCATCTTAAGCTAGTGATCTAGGTGGTATTTTTAGTTTTGATGGTGTTACTGGCCCGATGTCTCTCATCTTGCCAACTTTTTGTCTAATGCCTGATCCGTAATAATCACCGCTACCTTTTTTTGTAGTAGCAGTTTTACCAGGTATGTATTTTGATCTACTTTTGCTCATAGATCACTTTCTCTGGATCTAATCTCATACATCCGTGTGGCACCACACATTTGTTTGATGTTTTTAATGTACCGACTGGCGTTTTATGTCCTACACCGTACTTGTCGCCAGCACTATATCGGCCAGCGTAGAATTCATCTTTTGTAGGAGCTCTAAATGACACAGGGTCTGAGCCAGCTATACGTTGTTTAACTGCTAATGCATCGTCAAAATATTTCATTTTTTGCTCCTAAAAGTAGAGGGGATTAACATTTATCTCACACTTGTTAGTGTAACATCCCCTCAAAGATTATTGTCTGTAGCCTTCTTTCAATTTGTGCGATTTGATTTTTTGATCGCCAGAAAGTTGGTCACGTCTGATTGCTTCTTGTGTGTCTGGGTAGGTCATTCCAACATGTCCTGCACCTTCAACTGGTTCAATAGCTTTCATTTTTGATCCCATTGGAAATGGAGATTCTTTTGAGCCTTTACCTGCCCAAAAATGATGATCATCAATTCTACGTCCGCTCATAATGGACTCCTTTGTAATTTTCTTTATTATATCAGTGGCGCCATATACAGCAATATATTCTTTTAATTTGTCATTTGTTGATTTATTTGCTGCATTTATGATATTATTCATCATCAAATAATTAAAAATTAATCTTTTATGAATAGTACTGCGTCAACTTACAAGACAAACAAAACCATTAACACGTTATTAGAAGATTGGAAAAAAACCTATTTGCTTCCCATACGCAAAAAAGCGTATAAAGAAGCACACAGGAAATTGCGCGAAGCTAAGTAATATTACATCGCCATTTGTCCTTGGCCCATAAGTTTGCTTGTAAACTCATTAGCAAAGGATTCTCTATGCGCTTGTTGTTTCTCTTGGTCTTCGATCATTTTGTCTTCGTAGGCATATGATTGTATATCAGCCAGTTTAAGAGCTGTTTCAATCTCGCCATATTTGCCAATGACTTCGACCATCTTTTCAAGCGCTTCCATTTTCGCTTTTGTCGATAATGCGCGATTTTTGCTGATTTCAGATATGCGTTCTTCAAGCAGACCCACGTTGCTTTCAAATCTACCGTAACGCTCTTTAGCCGACGCAAGCGAATTAGCAGTACGTGCCATAATCTCTTTGAGTTTGGCTTCTTCCATTGCTTGTTGTAAATTAGTTGCTTCTGCTTGCACTGCTGCTTGTTGCTGTTGTTGTTGTTGCAACAAGGCCATGAGCTCAGTCTTACCTTGTATAGGCGCTCTTTTGGCTAACTCTTGAGGAGGAATTAAACCGCCAAGTTGTTGATTGAGCTCCAGCCATTGTTGATACTCTTGGTAACGTTGCGTTGGAGTCAATAGACCCTGTTCTACAACGCATTGAAAGGAAGAAAAAATACGACTGTAGAAATAGGCCGTAGGCTCTTCACCAAGGTATAATTGTACTTTTTGTGCATTCCAATTATTGAGCACAATTTTAAGTAATCTGTCGCCTAAATATTTAAGTGACAAATCCCACTGATCAAAATACTTTTGCAGCACTGTTAGATTTGCTGCTTGTTTCATAAATACTGTAAGACTTGATGCATTAGGCGAATCTTGCGCTGTCCATGACTCTAGATTGATACCAGATGTTGCAAAAATTAAAGATTGCAGCTGATCAGCAAGTGCCATGTCACTTTCTGGTACAGCACTAGGGATAATTTTTTCTACGTCAGACAACTCATAGTTTTCGTTAATGATGATGTCCCAACCTTGACCAGATTTTTTAAGGTTGTCTTCATTGAGCACGGCACCTGATTTGCGCTTCCAGCCTGCGTTGATTGTTGCTTCGCTAATGTCATGGTTGAGGATAATACGACGATTGAGCAAATAGTTAGCATCGCGCATAGTGCGCACCAATCCGCGACATCTTAAATCGTAATAGTTGTTATGCGGTTCGTAGTTCCAATCCACTGCAACAAAAGGGCATTCGGTAAATCCTAATGGGTTTTCTCCCTGATACATCAACTGATCATTAAGTATTACTGCTAATTTCCACGATGGCACTTCTACTGTTACTTCTTCTAAATCAGGTATAGCATACAAAATTAGATCTAACTGCTCTTGCCCACCAGCATAGTCAAAAAACTGGTTACGTGATCTACTGTAGAGACGTTTTTTCTTTGTGCGCCATTTGTACCATACATAACTTAGTACTAATAAATCGTTGCGATTCATGTAATAGTTTTCTGGCAAAAAGTAGAAACGACCGTAGCGTTGTGGCGCTCCAGCCATAGGTGTAATACCTTCTGTTTTGCCCGGAAATCTAGCCTCTGCTTCACGTTTGGAGATATACTCTTGGCACCATACCCACTGCGCATCTGACATGTCAGGATTGCGGTAGTATGGATCAACCATAAATGAGTTGTATTCCCATACTTTTAGCTTGAGTTGCCCTTGTGCTTGATCTGTACCATTGTAATCAAGATATGGTTGTATTAACACTTTGCCGCTAATACATGCAAGCTCACAAGCTTTCGAATATTGCTCATAGATGGATTCAGTATTGCATATCTGCGTAATGATGCGAGTGTACTGGTCTGTTGTAGAGCTATCGCCACCTTCTGTTGGTATATAGTTAATAGCTTTACGGTTTTGACGTTGATATCCTGTAATCATGTTTACAGGTTGCTGTAGCAAATTGAAATAGAAATTTGTATTTGTTGCTGCAGATGGCGAAAAGTTGTAGTAGCGGTTAACAAAACTTTGGCTGCCCGCGTAAAACAAAGTGTCTATGTTAGCTTGGTTCCAACGCGCTTGCTCAACAGGCTGAAATTTGCTGTAGAGATTGTCTAGCCATTGTATGATACTTTGTTGTGAGGGTTCAACTGATGAGTCCCAAGGGGGTAGATATATAGCGATAATTGCCTCCTGAGGGGATCTTTAACCCTCAAGAAAGTTATACACATTGTATAATAATTTTTCAATTCGCACTTTTAATCAAAAAATACTACGCCCTGCACCAAAGCCTAACGTACGACCATAACTATCGTCATTAACGTGTGCAGATACTCTATGTGTATATACTGCATATCTTATTGCGTCACATGTGTGGTCATTCTTTTTTAACGGTGCATCTTCTCCACGCATCGCCGCTTTTGAATCCCATACATAACCTTCTATTTCGCGTATGCAATTTTTGCATTCATCAACAATAAACAGATTACCCTTTGCCATTTCTGAGCCAACATACTGTATACCGTTAGCAACATCATTGTTGGCATGCACAACACGTATACCCATTTTTTTTAGCTCAACGTGCATAGCTTCTGCGGATGGATCAAGATAAATAGCTTTAACAGCATAAGGTTCTAAAAAGCTACGCACATCTTGCGCAAATTCCGATGTAGTTTTCTGCCGTGATTGTTTTTTTGGGTCCCAGTAGTATTCTTTTTCTACCCAAAGACATTTGCCTAATCTGTCCATACGGCCTGTACTGACGCCTATTAACACGCACGTAAATGCGTTTACTTGTCCGTAGTCGATTCCGGCGATCCAGTACTCAGCAGCTCTTGGAGGCCTCTTAAGCACATGTATATTACGATCAAAAAAGTCATAGATTGCACCTTCTGCTTGTACCCACAAGCCTAAATAATTCCGTTTGTAGAATAGACCCGAAACACTATTTTTAATCCTTTCTTTGTAGTCGTCATCTACATACGGGTTGTCATCTAATGTAAAATGCAGAGCGTAGTAATTTTTGTCACCCTTCTCCGCCATGTCGATCCATTTTTTAATCTTATGTTCTGGATGACCGGGGTTCATGGACGCAAACCCTTGTGATGTTTTGTATGACAATCGCGTATCAATCATGTCGATAACATTTTCTGGATACAGCGTCATTTCATCGCAATAGGCTAAACCAAATGTCTTACCTTGTATTGCACCTATAGCGCCTTCATCTTTTGCGCCAAGCGTTGCAATATCTCTATTACGATATTTAAGCACGCGTCTGCCTGGAGCCCATGTGCAAAATGGCTTAAACATCGCAAGCTGCTCGCTTTCCATGATCAACCGTATGACGTTTTGATAGATTGTATCTTGCGAGTAACCAATCATGTATATCTGCGTGTGATTAGTGCGATCTACAGCGTGCAAAAACGCCCATAACGTGCCGTAAGTTTTACCCGATCTTACCGATCCATGCGCTAAATTCCACTTCGCGTTTGACTCCAAAACGAATTGCATTTGCTTGGGAGATAGCAGTGTGTTTTCTGTGTCCATGCTTGCTCTTTATTATAATAATATGATATATATTTTACTATACAACCAGGGATTAACCATGTCAGTAAAAAATTTCAAAGTTACATTTTCGGTTTTGTCAGGCATTTTTTTTGTCTTCTGCCTTTTTATATCATATTTTTTCTCGACGTTGCTAGCAGTTTGTATTTACATCAGTTTCCCGGCAGCAGTGTTGGCAACTTATTATTTGCTTGATAAATTTTACACCGAAGAAAATGATTGCCCATACAGCTCATAGCTGTTAAGAGCAAATTTACGGGTAAAATTAACAACAGAAAATGCCATTTTGCCACCGTAGCCACACCTAGAATATTAGTGACTTATGCAAAATTGGCATAATTATAAAAGGAGCAAAAAAATGATCATTCAAAAGACAATCAGCGGCGCTTATATTAACATTGAGCACGCGAGAGAATTCCGCGTTGATCCAATTATGGAACAACGAGAAGAAGCGCAAGTGACTGTAGGTTACAAAGTTGTAGCAGTATCACTCGGTGTCAACGAATGGATCGGGCATGTTTTTACTGAAGTTATGCAGTCAGATGAGTTATCTTTGGAAGCTGCAAAAGAGCGTGCTGATCAATTTTTAGCAGATCTTCTCGGTGTTAAAAAATGTGAATCTTGCGTATAGAGCCACACCTAGAATATCAATAACTTACAAAAAAAACGGTTCGCGCACCATGACACAAATTCGTAACACAGCCAAGTGCAAATTATGCAACGACATTATAGAGAGTTATCATAGTAATGATTACAGTCTATGTAGCTGTGGAGAGATCTATGTTGATGGTGGTCCATTGGGTATGCGTTGTGGTGCTCGTAACTGGGATAATTTTGTGCGTATAGATAATGATGGTAATATAGTAATTCCGAAAATTGTTGATCCTACTGATGCGTCTTTAGTTACGGACACTGCTGATGATGTTGCGGTAGGATTAACTTTTAATGATGCGCTAGATCAGCTCAAACATTTAGAGGCAGTATACAGAGATTTGCCTCAAAATGTGCTTTATTCGTCGACGTCACACTCTGATATGTCTTCAGTCTTAACTTTGCTAGTCAGAGTTTTTGACAGTTTAAGAGCTTCAATTTGATGCATAATCTTTTGGTGCGATTCCTGCACTTTGGCATCAACCATAATATCTACTTGTTCTGTGTAACCGCGTGATTTGCCAAGCGTTCGTAGCAAAAATTCGATAGCGCGCGGATTCTTGTCACGGATAATGTATTGCAACTCTCTTTCTGCTTCGTCAATGCGTAATTGCAAACAGTCCTTAACCACCTGCTGTAATTGCTTAGATTGTGATATGCGGTGCGTAATATATGTAGGATTTACACCCAATGCTCTAGCAGCAAGATACTGTAGCCCTTCATTGGCTCTGATTGCTTTTTCTATCATTCCGTCCGTAAATCTACCACGTCGTTTCATCACTGCGCCTGTTTTAGGGTTGATGCCGTCAATGTGTACTTTTGGGTCTAATTTTTGTTTAGCTATTTCAGGCTCAATATCATGCGTTTCAAAATCTGACATATTTATTTCCTTTTATTTTTTTAAATGATTCATTTAGCGCAACAATTACTTTTTCATCTTGCGCGCTTCAGATAACGCAATAGCAATAGCTTGAGGTCTTTTAGTGACTATCTGACCTTTTTTAGATCCGGTGTGTAATTTTTTTTCTTTGAACTCATGCATTACTTTTTCTACTTTAGACTGCTGTTTTTTTGTCATTTTTGCCATGTTAAAACCTACGTAGTTCTTTTTTTACTTCCGCCCCTTGAGTATCGTTGTCTATAGGGGTTATCTCTATATCTATGCCTTTACCTTGTTTCATAACTTGTGCCGTGATTTCGCCAAGTGTGTCTGCTTTGTTGCGACAAGATACTAACGCAATTGCGCTAATAAAAATTAAACTTATCTTTAGCATACGAACTCCTCGTTAACCGGAGTATATATCCTACTTAGTATATTTTTTAACCAAAAATGCGATGATCAAAAAAAGTAGTAAAAACGTTATGGCCATCCAAAAATCATCAGCTACTAATCCTAGTCTTGTTTGCATAATTTTTTCCTGTGCTTATTAAAACATAGCGCGTTGTTTTTTATGATTTTCAGGCGGTATACCTAATAGATAGTTGTCCCAGAATTGTTTCGCAACTTGATGCATATCGTGTATAAGATTTATATCTGGATCTATTGTGTAGTATGCCATCTCATTAGACTCTGGGATATATGCTATGATATCTGCACGTGGAAATACATTGTTACATGCCATAGCTATACCTAGTTGCCATTGCACCTGCATGTAATAATGTCTAGGTACATTGTGATCAGCTATTAGATCATATGTTTTACGTCCTGGTACTTTGATTTCAATAATCCTATTGCTGTCCGCATCATATCCATCTAGTGATGCACGTACGTATGTCATCTGTGGATGTATAAGACATACAGGCTCGTAATTTATGCTTACTTTGTTGTTATATTTACGCCTTGCTTCAGGTTCATACATTTTACCTTTTTGCATCGCAGGCGTACTTGGTTTTTCTTCGCAAAAACCTGATTTTTCGTTATACACTTGTAATGCTTTTTTGTACGGGCATACACCCATTAAAGCAGCGATATCGGATGACCCGATACCGCCCTTTCGAAATTCGTGCCATTCTTGCGAACCTTGTTCGATTTTTCCCATCATCTATGCACGAATTCCCCTATGTTTTTGTATTTCGCTGATGCGATTAATAACTGATTTATAACTTGCTTTTGGCAACTCTTCCAATACTTTAATCTTGTAGCCTTTTAAAATTTGCTCTTCGACGTCTGGTGTTACTATTAACATAGCGCGTAGTTGTGTTAACTGCTGTTCATCTATTGCTGTTGTTTCGACTGATTTTTTTGTCGGTAGTTCTACGCATGAGTTACCGTCATCATCTTCTTCATCGCATATAACACCTGCAAGACTGGATAACGCATAACGTTTCATATACGTGATGTATGCACCTAGTGACTGCACATCTGATTTTGACGGTGTAAGTCGTACTGATGATCCAACCCATTGACCTGATACGTGCATAATCTTTGTAACTACGTATGTATTGTCTGTCTCGTTAGTGTATATAGATTGTATGTAACACAATCCATGCTTTGGAAAAAATTCTTTGAGTATCTTTTGTACTGTTGCTAGATCTGTGTATTTGCTTTTAAAAAACGGATTTTCGTTGTCCTTTTTTGCAATCCACATTTCTTGCTGTGCTTTGCAAAGTGCGGCTGCTATATGATTAATTTCTACGCTGTTAATTTGGTCCATGTTAGTCCTTTTAGTTTTTTTATTCGTAGTCGTATGCGCTTACGTCTGCGTAACTTGATACGCGTTCAGCAAATCGATCATAATACCACTGATGCTGATGCCCTGTTTTTTCCTCAAAATAATCAAAATGTTCATCGTCAAAATCTAGAATAAATGACATTTCGTTTAGCTCATCTAAAAATTGCTCTATAACTGTTACATCTTGATCAACCATCAATCTATATGCGGCAAACATTGCTTCGTATTCATTTTCTGTTAGATCGTAATAGTCTTTGTCGTCGAATATGATTGCGTTGTATTGCTGTACTATTGCTTCACACTCTTTGCGCATTGTATCGCATACACTAATAACGTTGTCTAGTTGCTCTTGTGTAGCACCCATAATTTTTGCAAATATTAGGATATCTTTTTCGTACTCTATAACGTAGTTAGCGTAATTTCCGATCAGCCAATCAAAAACACGTTTAACTTTTGCGTACTGTTTGCTGTTTATTGATGTAATCATATTTGATCCTTGGTATGTCAAAATCATAAATTATATGTCAATTTTTGTCAAATGCAGCGTTGTGTATATTTGATATTGACGGGATGGCAATCGTGCTATATTATGTAACATAATGTCAATTAGAGGTATACATATGACAAAAAAAGCAGACATTAGCAACAAAGATCGAGATGAATTTATTAAAAGATTAAATTGCTTAAGATTTGATCAAAATTGGACGCAAAAAGAATTGGCTAAAGCATTAGGTATGTGTCTATGTACAGTCAATCGCATCTTGAATGGCAAATACCATTTTTCTCAGGTTACAATACAGCGTTTTGAATGGTTGTTTGACAAATACAAGTGACTGCTCCTTCACCTAAAGGTGAAGGCTTCTAGGGATTTCTCCCAGGCCATCCAATCCGAAGGCCAAAATATTTTGCGCTGCGTTGAAATCCCTATGTGCCGTATACCCACATTGGAAACATTTGTGCTCTCTTTCGGCTAATTTCTTCGGCTCCAAATGTCCACACTGTGAGCAAATTTGGCTCGTATACGCAGGGTTCACCAGTCCCAACTTCCTACCAGCTTCTGCCGCTTTGTAGGTGAGGAATTGACGAAACTGATTCCAGCTTGCATCTGCTATGCTTTTTGCAAAATAAGATCCTTCTATCATGGTTTTGACGTTCAGATCTTCTATGCAAATATATTGATATTGATCGACAATTTTTCTAGATTGCTTGTGACAAAAGTCTCTTCTTTGATTTTTGATCCGTTCATGGATTTTAGCCACAACCTTCCCTGCCTTGCGACGCTCTTTAGTCCCTTTTTGCTGTTTGCTCAGTTTTCTTTGCGCTTTTGCAAGAGCTCTTTCTCCCTTTTTGAAAAATCTAGGGTTTGCAATCTTTTCTCCGTTAGACAAGGTGGCAAAGGATTCAAGTCCCACATCAATCGCAATCGCTTCTACCAAAGGTTCTGGTGGAGTAATTTTGACTTTGCAGGAAAGGGTGACATCCCACGCTCCTGAGGCTGTCTTTTTAATCGTGCAAGTTTTGACCTCTCCCTGAATGGGACGATGCGCCTTCATCCGAATCCGACCAACTTTAGAAAGAGTGATTTCTTTGCCAAGCACAAGAAATCCACTCTGTGGATAACAAAAACTGTCGTAGCGGTGCATTCCACGAAACCTGGGAAACCCGGGCTTTTCTTCTATTTTGCATCTACGAAAAAACGCTTGAAATGACTTATCCAAGCGATCGACAATATTTTGCAATACTTGAGAATGTACTGTTTTTAACGAGGGCCGTTCTTGCTTGAGGATCGGCAAAAACATCAGTTGCTGATACTTTGAGAGGGACATGTCTAATTCCTTGTAAGCCGTCTTCCTCTGCAAGAGCAGTTCGTTGTATAACCATTGACACTCATTTAATTGCGCCTGCAACAACTTGGCTTGCGCTTTTGTCGGATGGAGTCGGAATTTAAATGCCTTTCGAACAAACATGCGATTATGTTATCGTTTGGTCTATGAATTTGTCAACTGATTTAAGAAGAGGAAGAACATGCGTTTTTCTCATGCACGTACATTTGGTCTTTGTAACAAGATATCGTCGTCCTGTATTTACAAAAGCGATTTTGGAGCATCTTAAAGCGATTCTCAAAGATGTGTGCTCCGATTTTGAAGCCAATTTAGTGGAATTTGATGGAGAAATGGATCATGTTCATTTACTAGTCGAGTATCCGCCCAAGGTCAGCATTTCCAAGCTGGTCAACAGCCTCAAAGGGGTCTCTTCACGACTGTTACGGAAACAAAACTATCCCAGCATCCAAAAAGCCTTGTGGGGGAAAAGTTTGTGGTCTCCTAGTTATTTTGCGGGTAGCTGCGGAGGGGCACCTTTGAGCGTTATCAAACAATATATTGAACAACAGGCATCCCCAGAAATTTAAAAGGCGGCTTATATCCTAGCCCTAAAAAACTAGGTTTTACGCCGTCAGGGATAAAAAAACCCCCTCTATACATACCGCACGTAGTCAGAGAGGGCGGTGTAAAATGGACTAACCGTGCACACAATATCAGATATCATTATTACTGTTAACAAATAAGGTACAATCATGCCAAATATGCCCATCAAAACTATACAAGATCGATCGCTATCATTTGCGGCGTTAGGATTACTTATGCATGGACTATCCAAGCCAAACGAAAAATTTTCAGCTAAAGAATTAGCGCAGGAAAAATTAGTCAATGTAGCGCAAATATACAGGCTACTACAAGAGTTAATACGTTATGGGTATGTTACCCGTTACCGAATACGCAACGAAAATTTTAAAGGGTTTGGTCCCTATGTCTATACATTTTATTCAACAAAAATAGACAAAAAATCTATAGTAAGCCAAGATTGAGTCGTATATGGGTGCAAAAAAAACGCTCCTAAGTTTTACCTTAAGAGCGCAAATATGCATTTTTTTGTTTTATGTTTGTACTGCCTAAACAAAAAAATTGTCGCTATAAATTGTTAGCTAACGCGGTGTTACATGGAATAAAACACCACAATATAACTAGCAATCCCCTTCGCGTTATACACCCGGAGATGTAATATGCCCAAATAATACGAGATTACGTAATTTACAACAACATTCACAAATATTTTAAGTCATGTTAGATGCAAAAAATTTGTGCTAAAAATAGGAAACTTGTCTATGAAAAACCTGCCTAAATCCACCAAAATCCCTATGCCAGAAATTTTGTTTTCGCATTGGTTAAAAGTGTTAACGTTAGCAGAGTTTAAAGTTTTATGTTGCCTTGTTTATACGTCTAATTCGATACAGTCTGACTTTCTATTTAGCGATAGTTTTATCACAACCATATCGTTGCATCACATAGCTAACGATACGCATCTATCGCGTAAAGCTGTCATACAAGCAATCAAAAAATTATGTGACTTACATATTGTGACTAAGTACAAACATTTTCAAAGTAAAAAATTGAATGGAGTTAACACTTACGAAATACGCCTTGGAGAAGTGAAGCACGGCAAACCAAAGATAAGTTACATGAGCAAAATGATGGATAGAATCCTAAATTTAAAAAAACTTTATGAAAATAACGATAAATTGATTTAATGGAGAAGAATGCCTAAAATTAAAGAAGAATCAAACAAAAATGGTGTGTATATATGTCGAAATTTGGCGCAAAACACTAATCTGTCTTGTAGTGCTCGCAGCATGTTGATGTATTTATTATCTCTACCTGATGACGAAGAACCTAAAACAGAAATTATAGCTAAAAAATTTGGGAAAAGTCCAAGTACAATTAGATGGATTTTTCGCGAATTAAAATCAGCAGGTTATGTGCATTATCATAAAATAGGTTTTGGAACAGATTGGAAATATTATGTTTTTGAAAAACCTACAACGATTGAAGAATTCAAAAATTTTTTACAAAAATAGTTTAAAAAATTAGCACATGGAAAAATTATGCCAGTACCAAAAGAAAAACTTTATCAAAATTTTACAACTTTAGATAACAAGCTATTGCAAAATTCAAATATGACTTGTCAAGCTCATAGAATTTTAACTTATGGATTATCTTTGCCTGAAAATTGGAACTTTAATTTACAAGCTATAGCTAAAAAATTTGGGAAAAGTGTAGCAGCAATTAGATGGGCTATGCGTGAATTAAAACGTTTAGGCTATGTGCATTTTCAAAAAATGGGATTTAACAAACCATGGAAATATTTTTTTTTCCAAAAACCCATAACATCTGATGAATTCAAAAATTTTTTACGAACTGAGCAATCAATTTACCTCTTAAGAAAAGAAAAAAAAGAAAGATATAAAAAAGAAATATATAAAGAAAAAAAAGACACGTGTGACCTAGTAGAACAGTCTAAAAAATCTGACAAATTAAAAAATTTTTTACGAACTGAGCAATCAATTTACCTCTTAAAAAAAGAAAAAGAAGAAAGATATAAAAAAGAAATATATAAAGAAAAAAGGGCTGCGCCCCGTACCTCAGCCCAAGCTTCGGTATTGTGTAATTATTTTTTAAATTCTATCAAAAGCAAGAAGCAAGATTTTGTGCGTGATATATCCCCTTGTTGGTTGACACAAGCTGACCAATTACTCAATACGCGATCAGTGGAACAAATCAAACGTGTTATAGACTACGCACACAAATCGGAATATTGGCTTGCCAGATTGCTTAGTTTAAAGGCTCTTAAAAATTGCATGGATACAATCGAGCTACAAATGGTTAAACGTTACAAACCCAAAACACGCAGCATCGACGACAAACAAAAAATTGAATATAACAAATTTTGGGCGCAACAACACGAATATACCGCGCCTGGAGGATATGCTATGGCATTAGACGATAGGTATATTGTGGTCGATGGCAATCAAGTCAAAGAGTTATTTTACAACGCAGATGTGCCAGATTGGATAGCTTTAGCGTCTAATCCTTTTAATTATCAGCAACTTAAATGTATTTAATATTTGAAAACAAATTTAAAATTGCTAAAACGCATTTAAATGCGTCAGAATTGCAAAATACAGCTTGAGCAGTGCAACCATACTGCTGAGTCAAAAATAAACGATTTTAGGGGCATAGGAAGAAGAAAAAATGAATATTACACTAGAAGAAGTTAAACAAAATTTAGACCGTGGCAAAAGTCAGGTGGTCGGATGGGCACTTGTTAACTTAGCTGACAAAATGAAAATTTGGATTAACGTCGTCAATGGTGAGCATGGATATTATTTACGCTTTCCCAGCCAAAAAATCGACGGTAAGTTTGTCCCTACTGTCCAGTGGATAAATAAAAATATGCTTAAACAAATATCCAATGCTGTGCTAAATGATGTAAAAAAAGAATTACCTAGATTTTTAGAATGAAGATTTTTTTTGATGGGCCACCTATAGCATTATCACGACCTAGATTTTCGCGATACGGTGTGTACGACAGGCAAAAAGATGAAAAAAGACGATGTGTATGGCAACTCAAATTACAAGAAGTAACGTGTATTTTAACTGGTCCGATATCTGTACATATGCATTTTTACATGCCTATACCCGAGAGCTATTCCTATAAAAAAAAAAAGGAATTAGAAAAAAAATATCACATAGGTAAAAAAGATTTAGATAACATGATCAAATTCTACAATGACGTGTTGAATGGTCATGCATATGCTGACGATAAACAAATTGTAGAAATCTATGCTATAAAATTGTATGATACTAAACCACGTACGGAGATCCAAATATGGCCGTTACCGAAATCACAGTAGTGCTAAAAGATGATGAACGCACTTGTAGGCAAAAATTTCTTTGCTATGAAACATTTGTTTTTGACGGATCTAATGAATATTTAAGATCTATTGTTGAAGAAGCAAAAAAAAATTTTAATGGCGATCCTGAAGAAATTGTGATACGTGCCGTTTGTCAGTACAAATAATTTCTGCTCCTCATCATTTAATAGGTCTGTCCATTGTCCTATCCTTTTTTTGAGGAGCTTTTTATCTTAAAAAAACAAAGTTTTCTAATTTTTCAATCCGTCTGTCGATGTCGCTTAGCTGTATCTTAACATCTGCTTTAATATGCATAGTTGTGTAGTGAAAAAAAATATAACACAACAAGCTAAACAATATTAGCAGCCTCATGACTTACGCCAGTATGTACTCGGTTATGATACAATAACCTAATCCACCAACTCCCCCAGCAAGTCCACCGCCACCACTGCCTTGTCCTGACGATCCAGATCCACCGCCGCCGTTTGTGCCGTTGTTTGCTGAGCTGTTGCCAAACACGCTTTGACCACCAAAACCATATACGTTGCTGCCTCCAGCTCCACCATATGCATAATCTTTGTTGCTTGATGCGTGAAAAGATGCTCCTGGAGATCCTGATTGCCCTGTTTGCGCATATGTGCCTGGTGTTGTTGCTGTGCCGCCTAATCCTCCAGGCGAAGCATAAAAATTAGGACTACTAGCACCACCTGTACCCCCTGATCCGCCTGCACATACTAACAAAGCACCAAAACTGCTAGCACTTGCATTACCGCCATTACCGCCAGTATTAGCTCCTGCTGTGCCGTTTGCTCCAATTGTAACAACTTGTGATGCTCCTACTTGTGCTGCGGTAAATAATTTTTGCGTATAACCTCCTGCACCTCCGCCACCGCCATTACTACAATCGTTGCCTGGGTTAGCAGCGCAACCTCCACCGCCTCCACCTGCAGCTTGTAACTGCACAAATGCATATAACAACCCGCTTGCAAATGTGTGTGTATTAACACCTGATGTGTACACTGTTTCTATAATCTGTATAGATTTTGCAGTTGGTGCAGATGCTGTGTTACCTGCTAATATCTGCTGATTAGCTAATGTTATTGCTGTTAATGCTGTTGTACCTGTTGCACCTGATATAACGGGGCCGTTTATTGCAAATGATGTCGATCCTGTACCGCCATTATCTACAGGTAATGTGTTTGTGACGCTTGTTGTTAGATCCACTAATGACCATATTGGATCAACTCCTGGGCCTTGGCATTGTAAATATTCGCCAACTGCTCCTGCTGCTACTGCTGATATGCTAGATGTCTGACCTAATAGTACGCTATTACTTGTTGCTGGTAATATGACATTAGCTGTTAGTTCGTGTGTAGTTGGATTGCCAACGATGTTGATTGTTGTTGTATCTCCTAACACAGATATTTCGTTAGATGTATTTGGTGATACTGCACCGCCTGTATTACCGACTAATTTTTCTACGGCTGTTTGTGAGCCAACTAATAACCAATTTGCAGCTGTGACACCGTTAAGTGTGCTATAGCCTGTAAGTATGTATTCTTTGCCGTTAGTGGTATTTAACCACTTTTTTTGCACGGGATATTGTATGTCGTAGATTGTTGGATCGCGAGTTTGAAAAACGTAAATGAACACATTGGTTGATGTGCCCCCTGTCGCAACTGTATTAACTGTGTTTGCTGTTGGATAAGTCATGATGTATCCTTTTTAATTTTTTAACTCGCGGATCGATTATTTATGTTTTGCACTATGCGCGGCTTTATGGCGTGTAGGTTTATGATGTGCTGGTTTTGCATGTTCTTGTTTTTCTGTCATCTTTGCTAACACTTTTTGTGCTTTTTTAAGATGTTGCATTGCTTTCTTATGCATATTGTCTCCTTGCTGTTTAAGATAAAATAAATTCCGTAATTGTTACCGTTCCTTGCGATCCTGCTCCGCCTGCTAATCCGCCCCCACCGCTAGCAGTGCCTGAAGCACCCCCTCCGCCAGCTCCGTATGCTCCTCCGCTATTACCTCCAGAATTTCCAAAAACCATTTGGCCACCACCTGAAGTGCGTGAATTACCTCCTGCACCGCCTGTAACTATATAGTTAGTGCTTGAAGTATATGTACTAAACCCAGGAGCACCGCCTTGACCAAAGGAAAACATTTGACCACCTGTAGGTATAGTAGAACCAACACCTCCTGCTCGTGATACTGCGTTAGCTGTAGCTGCACCGCCAGTACCCCCAAGGCCTCCATTTACAACTAGTAGTGTTCCTAAACTGGTTGCACCGCCATTACCGCCGTTACCGCCTGTGTTAGCTCCTGCTGTACCGCCCGCACCCACTGTCACTGTTTGTGATGCGCCAAGAGTTGCTGCAGTTAAATAAGAAGCGGTATATGACCCACCTCCACCACCTCCGCCACAAGATAACGTAGCGCCTGCGTTAGATGCGCAACCTCCACCGCCTCCGCCTGAACCTTGCACTTCGCAAAATGCAAAAATCATACCTGTTTGAAATGTATGAGTGTATGTACCTGAAGCGTTGTAAAAAGATAACACTGTTTTAAGCGTTTTTTTAGTTGGTGCTGCTGAAGTGTTGCCAACCAAAAATTCTTGGTTTGCCAAAGTAACCGCTGTTAACGCTCCTGTTGTCGTTGTGCTAGATATAACAGGGCCGTTAATATTAAATGTAGTGCTTCCTGTGCCACCGTTGCCAACTGGCAAAGTACCAGTCACACCGTTAGCCATATTGACTTGATCCCATGCAGGGTTATTGCTAGTGCCTGTATTGGCAAGATAACGCGTTGCTGTAGTGTTTTTTGTAAGAGCGCTGATAGTGTTAGCTGCTGAGCCATACAATATATCACCTTGCGCTACAGTTGCTATGCCTGTACCGCCTTTTGTGACTTCTATTGGTATGTTACTGTTGATTGAGTTGTTTGTTGGCATATGTACCTATTATACGTATGTTATGTTACCGATGCTGCCTAATGCTACCCATGTCGTATCTGCTACAACGCACAACAATCCGATACCATCATATTGATTGGTTGATTGCAAATTACCTGTGATACCTGTTGTAGTCGTAGTAGCACCAAACTTAATACTTTGACCTGCGTTTTGAGCTATTTTCCAACCGCCTGCTCCAACTCCTTGTACGCGGATAATTGTGCCGTATGCTGCTGTAGTTGGTAATGTCAATGTTACTAGACCTGCGTTATTAGCTGTGTAACCGTTATTAGCCGCCATAGTCTGGCTAGTGCCTGTAACATTAGTCCAGCTGTATTCTAACGCACTTGGAGTTGCCCATGTACCATCTCCGCGCCAAAATGTTGTTGCAGATGCGTTAGTGCCGCTATTGAGGTTAGTTACTGGTAGATTGCCTGTCACGCCGTTAGATAGGTCAACTTGTGCCCATGCAGGGTTGTTGCTAGTGCCTGTATTAGATAGATATCTTGTTGCACTGGTATTTTTAGCAAGAGTTGTTAACGTATTAGATGCAGATGCATACAATATATCCCCTTGCGCAACGCTTGTTAAGCCTGTACCGCCGTTAGTAACAGCAAGCGTGCCTGTTAATGATATTGTTGCCCCAGAACCTAATGTTGTTAATCCCGTTGTACCGCCGTTAATTGTTAGTGTGTTAGCTGATGGGACTGCAGACCCTGAGTTACAAGTGTATGATGTGGCAACTGATGTAGCAGCAGCTATGCTAATAGAGTTGTTACCATTGGTTATGCTGATGCCAGTGCCTTGAGTTAACGTAGCTGCTGCAGGAGTTGTCGTGCCTCCAATTACAATTTGACCAGATGTAAGTGTTAACGAGGTTAATGCGCCAGTTGTAGTTGTGCTAGAAATTACAACGCCGTTAACGTTAAAACTTGTAGATGCTGTACCGCCATTTGCAACCCCTAATGTACCTGCTAATGATACAGTTGCACCTGCACCTGTTGTTGTTAGTCCAGTTGTGCCACCGTTAATAGTCAATGCATTTGCTGAAGGCGTTGCTGACCCTGTGTTGCAGTTATATGTCGTAGCAACAGATGCACCAGCAGATATAGTAACAGAATTGTTGCCATTACTTATGCTAATACCTGCACCAGGTGTTAACGTAGCAGCTGCAGGGGTTGTTGTACCTCCTATAACAATCTGTCCAGATGTAAGTGTTAACGAGGTTAATGCGCCAGTTGTAGTTGTCCCCGAAATTACAACGCCATTAATGTTAAAACTTGTAGATGCTGTGCCGCCATTTGCAACCCCTAATGTACCTGCTAACGATATAGTTGCACCTGCACCTGTTGTTGTTAGCCCAGTTGTGCCACCGTTAATAGTTAACGTATTGGCTGAAGGTACTGCAGATCCTGAGTTACAAGTGTATGATGTGGCAACTGATGTAGCAGCAGATATTGTAATAGAGTTATTACCGTTGGTTATGCTGATGCCAGTGCCTTGAGTTAACGTAGCTGCTGCAGGAGTTGTTGTACCTCCTATAACAATTTGTCCAGACGTTAATGTTAACGAGGTTAATGCGCCAGTTGTAGTTGTCCCCGAAATTACAACGCCGTTAATATTAAATGTAGTGCTTCCTGTGCCACCGTTACCAACTGGCAAAGTACCGGTTACACCGTTAGCCATATTGACTTGATCCCATGCAGGGTTGTTGCTAGTGCCTGTATTGGCAAGATAACGCGTTGCTGTAGTGTTTTTTGTTAAAGCACTAATAGTATTAGCTGCTGAGCCATACAATATATCACCTTGCGCAATGCTAG